CTCAAGGATCTTTGCTGGTCCGCTGCGGGGCTGATACAGTCTGATCTCAAGGTCTGGCCGATGCGATGGTCGGGATGGCACTGCTCACCAAAGTGGTGTCCCGTCTGGCAGGCTGGAGAATGCCGAGGGAAACACCTTGGCTCTAACCCGTGGTAGGAGAACAACCATGACAGATACAGGAACGACCGTAACGGTCGGGTTTACCCAGAAGGTGTCGGAGGCACCGTACGAGACTGCTGATTACCATTTCAGCATCACTCGCACGTACCCTGATTCCTTTGACGACGCCGCCATCAAGGCGGAGGTGGAAGCCATGTGGCATGACGCCAAGATGGAGGTGCTGCGACAGGCAGGCCAGGAGTTCAGCGTGGGGGAGGATGAACGTGTTATGCGTCTTCTCAAAAGCGGCGTGGCCCGACCTGACACAGATCGAAGCGCCGCCGCCCCGCCGCCCGCTCCGAGTGGCGGTCCGACAGCAGCGTCGGCCCAGGCGCCTCCCGTTGCCCCAGCCGCTGCCCCCGTTCTGGCAGTAGGTGGGGGCGGCAAGGTGTACCCCCGTGTCGACTTCTGTGTCGGCAAGGCGGCTGCTGAGAAGCAGGCAGCGTGGAACCTGCTGGCATTTCAACCCAACGAGTGGTCTGACGGACAGGGCGGTGCCACCGTCGTGTACGAAGTCAAAGAACATGCCGACGGCACCACCGACACGGCGAAGAGCGGGAAGAACTTCCCGAACTTCTCTGTTCGGAAGGAAGCGTTGCAGCACATCGGTGTGCAGGTCAGCAACAACGTTGGCTTGTGGGTCAACGACGGCGACTCGAACGTGCCGTTGAAGGTGTGGGATCAGGCCAACGGCAAGACCCAGGCCGACGCTGAGGACTTCCAGTGGGAGTCCCGCCGAGAGGCCCTCCAGGCTTACGCCTACGGGCGGTGACGGCTACCCCCGTCGCTCTTAGTGAGGCGGAGATTGATGCCCGTTTGGAAGGTGTCAATCTCCGCCCCACGGGTGCCGACTACAGGTTCTTCCGCCCCACCCACAAGGCCGTCGACAGGTGGATCGAGTACGCCGCAGGCAGCCACGACAGGTTCTTCTTGGGTCTCGCAGAGATCGACCAACGGATGCGAGGCGTGTGGCCCTCCGATGTTCTCGTCGTCACAGGACGGGCACACAGCGGCAAGTCCGCAGTGCTGCTGTCGTCCATCGCTAAGAACCTTCAACAGGACGAAGACTTTCGTGCCGTCATCTTCACACCAGATGAACCAGAGATCCTCGTCGTGTCGAAACTGTACGCTTTGCTGCATCTCCAAAACCTGGAGGATGTCGAGCGGGGCCTGCAGTCATCCGACCCCGCCTACCTGCAGCACATCGAGTCGGCAAAGCCGCTACTGGACAGAGTGAAGATATTCCCGTCGGCAATGCCGTTCGATGAAATGTCGATAGCCCTCGCCGAGTGCGAGGACTACTGGCAGATCCGCCCCAGGTTCGTGATGATCGACTTCCTTGAACAGTTGCCGATGGCATCAGGATACGAAGGCGTGTCGTCGGTACTGAAAGGTGTCAAGGAGTGGGCGGAAACGGAGAACCTGCCCGTTGGGCTGGTTCACCAATCGGGGAAAAGTTCCACCCGTGGATCGTCAAGGGGGATGGATGACGGCAAGTTCAACGCCGACGAGTACGCCATCCTCCAGTTGAATGTGTTTCGCAAACGAGACAACCCGAAGTTGGAGGAACACGAACGACGCATCCATTCCGTATCAGTTAGTCTCGACCTGTGNAAGAACAAACGCCCACCNTGTGAAATAACTAACCCACCCATCGACTACTTCATGGACCCGCGCTGCGGCATGGTTCGCGAGTACTACGACGCAGACGTACCAACAAATAACCTATGGGCGCCGTAACCGACAACACCGTCGAAACGTTTGCTGCCCTCCACGCAGGCGGGCGGATCGCCGTCAACTACGGCGGCATCCGCCCCTACGTCGGCGTCAACGGGGAACCACTCGACGCCGAGGGTGAACCCTACGAGGACACCATCAGAGACCACCTGGACGACGAGCCACCCATCGGGGTGTACCCGTTGTTCCTCATGGACGACAGGCCAGGGGTATGGCATGTCAACTGGTGCGCCGTCGATCTCGACGAAGGCGAAGGGGACATTGTCCACGCCCGCAACCTCCGAACGTTGCTTCACAAGTTTGGAGTAACAGCATTCATTGAGCGTTCCCGCTCGAAAGGATTCCACATCTGGGTGTACCTACAGAAACCAATACCAGCGATACTGGCTAGGGAATCAATGATTGGTGCATGTGAAATGGTTGACGTACCAACCGTCGAGGTGTACCCGAAACAAACAACACTGGAGGGGCAGGGGTATGGCAACTGCTTGCTGCTGCCGTACCCGAACATGCGAAACCCAGGTCGACAAGAGGTGCTTGACACGGACGACAACCCGTTGTCGTTGGAGAAGTTCACCGAGACAGCATGGGCGACCCGTGCGGCAACGTACTCGATACAAACTGTTCACTCGCTATACCGTGAACGCCACGTTAGGAAAGTAAACGAGTTCCTCAACGAGACGGGTGTCGGCGGGATCAAAGGCCGAGACGACAAAAACTTCAAGTTTATAGCCAGACAAATATGGGACGGCGACGTTCAGGAAGACAGATCGAACGCCCTGTACGCCTTCGCCTGCTCTCTGTTCCGACAAAACTATCGAGACGACTCCGTGTTCCGCTGGTCCGCTGCTCTCGATGAGAAGATCGGCAAGTTCGTTGGTCGCAACGACCGTGAGAAGCGGCTGCAGGAACTGGTTNCCCACGCCAAGTTTGATGTTGAACACCCCCGCCCCCAGGAGGGTCACTGATGTCTCCCAACCCGAAGACCCACAAGTTCACTGTCCGCACATCTCCCAGGGTCAAGGGGCGCCCCCGTTTCGCACGGGGGCGCACGTACACACCGAAGTCGACCACTGATGCGGAGCAGATCATTGCAGAGGCGTACAGAGGGCCAAAGTTTGAGGGTCCAGTGTCGTTGTCGTGCGTCTTCCAGAAGGACAAGATACTTATTTCGTTGACACCGCTGGAGGTGGAGAAGTCGCCGCTTCGAGGCGACGTATCCAACTATCTGAAACTGGTTGAGGACGCTTTGAACGGGTTGGCTTACGACGATGACCGTCAGGTTCATCGTCTGGTGGGGAGGAAGCAGTAATGAACCTAGAAGTCACCAACACAGAACGATGGCTCATACTGCGCTCACTACGCCGACTAGCCACCGACGACAACACCAAAATCGCATTAGAAGCACAACAACTACTAGACAGACTGAAGGAACCCGACGATGTCGACCCCGTTCAATGAACAATCGTTTACTCAACGACTGGGAGTAATGGGAGACGAAGCCGAAGGTGAATACGAACGGCACAACACCCACTGGGTCAGATACGGACTGAACCGACCAGACTTCCCCGTCCACCACCTCCCCGACGTTATCCGCTACACCCCCGACTACCTGCAAGGATCCCCCAACCAACGCCTCGTTGAAGTCCTGGGCACAGGACGCAATGGCGTCAAACTCAAACTAGAAAAGATCGCAGCCCTTGCTGTGTGGAACACAATGATGCCAGTGTGGCTGTGGATCTGGTCAACGCCGAAACAGGATTTCACCGAGATTCTGTACGCCGACCTGGTTCGTATCATCAATAAAGAAGATGTGCCCTTGGGAAAGTTCAGCGAAGGCAAAGCGTACTTCAACGTGCGGCCATCGCTTCTGCGATGGGCCGCTGATGGCGGCTAAAGGAAAGAAGGGGACATGGGCGGCGGACCCCCAGGTTCTCGACGGCACCATCGCCGCCACAGACAAAGGTTTACACTCTCCCCGCCCGTGGCAAGAACACCGAGCGTTGACCACCTACGAGGCGTTGATGACATGCCCGCCAGGAGTCGTTCCGCTCGAAAGCCTGCTGGAACAAAACGAAATCAGAGAAGTTGTCGCCGACGCTTTCGACACGTTATCTGACGACGACATGTGGATCTACCACATGTTGTGCAACGTGAAGATGAGTTTGAGGTTCACGGGTAGGGTCATCGGGATTCCCAAAACGACGCTGGCGCGTCGCCGAGATAGCATCATCGACTCTCTCAACGTTGAACTGCGGCGGCATCCCGCCATCAAGAGACGCTTAGGACTCTAAGTCGAAATCTGTGGTGCCGTACATGGCGACACACTGCTCGATCATCCCAACCATGCTGTTGACCCAATCTAACACCTTGGCTAACGCTATTAGGTTGCCGTCGTCGGCATCGTGCCATGCGCCAATAAAGTCGCAGGCATCCTGACCGCCGAAAACGAGAAGAACCCCCAACTGGTTGGCATCCCACGATGCGTGAGTGCCGTCACGCATGTCGAGAAGATGCCGTGAACGGCTCAGGTTCTCAGCGACCTCTGTTTCGATGTCGCCGCCCTCGCACGCCAGGAAGTGATCCCACTTAGCGTCGAAGTCGACCTCGTCCATTACGACAACTGGTCCCGAGCAAACGTCTTCACGACACTCAGTGTAGCAGCCGCACCTGCTATGGCGGCGGACTCCCACGATCCCAGTTCAGAAACCACGAATACACTTAGGAACGCCTGGACAAAAGTCCACGCTGCCCGTTCAATCATGTTGCCCATATGCCTAGTCCTCACTTGCCGAATGGACGGCCGTTGGAATGCTGATTAGCCAACATCATGCCCCGCAGCCGATCGGCCTGATCGGCACTGCGGGGCACTGTCCCTTCGGGCGCGGATGCAGCATCAGGTGCTGCCACTGGTTCCTCATTGCCCACTTCGGGATCAGAGTTCATACCCATAGGTCACCCTGTCCCGCTACGCCCCGAACAAAGCAGACCAAGTCTGCCAATCAATAACCCCATTGGCCTTCAACCAGCCCTGATCCGACTGAAACTTCGACACCGCAGCCGCTGTACGCCTCCCATAGATGCCGTCAGCCACCCCAGGGGCATACCCACGGGCGCTCAGATGCCTCTGAGCGACCCTGACAGCCTCTCCACGGCTCCGCCGCAACCTCGACAAGGGTTTCCCCCTCACCTCCCCCTCNAAGGCCCTCAAATAGGCCACAATCGACTCATAGTCGATCTTCGACGGATCACCNACAGGTTCCTCCGCCCCAGAAGTCAACCANTCNTACAACCAATCACCAGGACAAGTCGACGCCGACAAATCCCGATGCCCCTTTACCCACAACTTGCCCCCATACCTACTCTGCGCATCATCAATCACAGCCTTGATCGAAACCAACGCTGCATCCGACACAGGCTCAAATCCCCAACCAATGAAACACACCGACTCAGACTTAGAGTTCCAATCTTTCGTCGCAGCCGCACGCACCTTCGCACCACGGCCCTCAAAAATAGTACCCGACGCATCCACCAACCAGTTGTAGGCAATACCATCCCACCCCTTGGTGTCCATGTGGTAACGTTCAAACGACCTAACCGCAGAGGCACCAGAAGGACCATTCCTGACACCACTATGATGAACAACAATCCCCTGAACCCGCTGAGAAACCAATGGCCTAAAACGGCTATGAGGAGGGCGCGCACGCCACTCCACCCTGTCAACAAACTTCATCGCAACCTCAGTTCAATGTCGATCAAATCACGCATCTTCTCATTGAAAGCCTTATCGTCTCTCAACAACTGGTTGCGTGTCTCACGCGGATCCACAACCCGCACCTGAGTACCAAACACAACCGATACCGTCGTCGACGCCACACGGCGAGAATACCTCGACTCGTTCGGCAACAACCGACGGAACCTAGCCATAAACGGCATCCACCCATCCATCTGATAGATGTCATGGTCACGCATCTTCCACGTACCACTCTTGTTTTTCTTCGCCTTGCCGACAGAAGCCAACGCCTCCATTAGGAACGGCACCCTGGCGTACACAGGCGGCACCTGCTGATAGCGGCCACTGAACGGCAAATCCGCAAAGAACTGTTTCTTCGCCCAGATCTCCAAAGGCAAACGTACGGGAGGGGCAGCCGACTCGGCAAACACCCTCGTAATCGACGTTGGTTCCTTCACCAACCTGTTCAAATCGCGGAACGGCAAATCAGGAATCCAATACGTCTGATAGTTGTTGATCTTCCACGGCAACCTGATCCCCATGTTTTCCAAGAAATAGTCAGGAACAACACCTTTCTGCTCCGACGTTGACTCCATGTTGCCCTTCAACTGCTGCAACCTGCCCCATGCCCTGGGATGCTTCCCCAACGACTCCACCAACACAGGCACCACGTTCTTCTGCCAAGTCCAGAACGGAATAACCCGACGAGCCTTACGCTCCGTCGGCGTCAAATCCGCATAGTTGAACTGCAGTTTATAGACAGCCCCCGCAGCCTCATCCAACGAACCACCCTTCTGCAACACATCAAACGCCAACGACCCACGCAANACAGATTCCATCTGCTCATTAGCAGACCTGACAGCACGGAACGGAGCAAACTCCGTGGAGAACGGATTGAACACAATGTCAACAGGGTTGCCCGTGATAGGCATCTTTGTTTCCTTCACCAAACGAGTAGCCACAGCCCGCTCAACCTCAGTGATGACCTGACCGCCGCCAGTGATCCCCGAATCCAACACACGTTTGATCTGACGCAACTCGTTGATGTCGACCTTCGNCCCAAACCCAACCCTCAACGTCGACTTNGGTGAACGAGCCAAATCTTCGATCAGCAAATCCATGCCAGCCAAATACCCAGCCTCACCGCCACGCTTTATCGCCTTGAAATATGTTCCAGCAAACTTGTTTGTCGNCCCCAACTCCATGCCCCCAAACGCATACGACATCCACGACCCACCGAATCCGTTACGCAAAACAAAGCCAGGGGTCGCTACCGCCTGCGCTTTCCAGTAGTTGAGAAACTGGTCGTACCATTTGAAAAACCCAGNAAAGTCGCCGCTAGTGCGCTGAACATCGAACAAACTGTTCAACATGTGAAACATGGCAGCCTGCTGATCGGCATCACCAGGAGCGGACCACCCCGTCGACCACCGACGCAACTCACTGTTCGGCCCCCACTGGTCGGCGTATGCCTCAGTCATCGCCGACTGGTACCCATCCCGTGTTCGACGATTGTCGAACGCCCGCAACGCCTTCTGAAACTCTGTCGCCGCATCCTGCGGATACGACGTTTCCGTCATCCGATGCAACTCATGGCTGATCTGCCGTCGCCTCGCCAACATCCCAAAGATAATGGCATCGTCCTCCAACCCGTCAGACAACGCCCTACCCGCCAACATGTACAACGCATCGGCCTCAGCCAACTCGTACAAAGCAGCCGACTGATGCAACACATCNGCCTCGACCTGCGTCATCGGNGAANCCGTCTCCCACACCTGCCCCTTGAACCCACGGAACTCCGTCACCTCCGTAGCACCCGCTATCTGAGCAATAGCGTGGCGTACAGCAGGATCCTGCGCAGCGTTCTGCATGGCGCTCAACGGGGTGCGCCGCCGCAGATTGATCTCCGTTGCCCACCGCTCAATCTTCTCCAACGCCTCATCAACATTGCGGGCAGTAGCACCNTTACCGACGAGAAGATTCCTTGGACCCTTGATCACACCAGCAGGCGACGCAGTAACCGTCAACTTGCTGCGAGCCTTACCAACTGTTTCAAGTTTGAAATCACCAAACGGTGTGCGAATCACAACACTCTTAGTGCCACCGTATCCAGGCGACGGCTTCGGCGGTGTCGGTGTCGACGGAGGACGAATCTCAAACGGTTCAACCTTCGGCGGACTCCCCCCCACAGGGAACGACTCCTGCATCTGGTTCAACAACTTCTCAACCTTGAGCCGATCCTTCTTCGCCAGGGTCGGATGATCCAACAATCGCGACAGGGTTGCTCTGATCTTCTGAACCTGCGACTCGGTTTTCGCCGTAATCTTTATAGACCCAGGCTGAATGGTGACACCATCCATGCCGCCCAACAGCGACACAACCGCTTCGCGGATAGAACTCCTGGCGGGCAGCATCAACGTTCTGTGCGTCTTCCACTCCGAACTGATGCCGCCACCCCTGGCTACGGCAGCA